CGCGTGGTAGTGTCGACTCCAGGTAGGCTGCAGTGTTTAGCAAGAACTTCTTGTAAAAGTTGTTGCGACACTCAACTACACTGGATAGAGACTCAGGACCGCCATCATACGGGCGTCTCCAATAAACTGGTGTTACGTTAACACCAGCAAAGGAGTCAACGCCACAAGACTCTCTGAACCTTCCGGTCCAGAAAGACTTGGAGCCATTGACCTTGAAGTAAAGTACCTCAAGGGCTCGTATGAATAGCTCCCGACTGTCAACGGGGATGACTATGTCATCACCGAAGACGGCCACCTCTCCCTGTAAAGACTTTAGATCTTCGGGGCGTAAACTCTTGAAGCCGCGACTTGTGGCCACGGCAGCCAGAGCGATACCTAGGAAGACTAAGGACTCGACCGGAAAGGTGTTGGCGTTACCCATCGTGGAAAATTTCCTAAGTTCGACAACCTCTGGCCCTTTACGGGTCAGTTGCTGGCGAACACGACGGGTGCGGGACGCACGCAAGGCGCGCAGCAATTTCGGGTTTCCCCGGAAGAACTGCCCTGCGACGTGACATGTGACTCGATCCGATGCCGCCGAAAGATCGACGGTCGCGAGCGAGCCGGTCTCCGATGCCTTCGTACAGAGTGACTGGTTGAGTGATTGATCGCGGAATGCGATGAATTCTCCGATCCAGCTTCGTCTGGTACGGGAGCTAAAGTAGTGCCAGGCGTTTTGCTGACACCACTGGTGCTCACTCGGTTCCGCGGCAATAAGCCGTGGTCCCGAGTAGGTCTTAGGGACCGCAACAAGCCTTGACGCGGGCTCATCCGAGCCGATCGCATCAGGGCCCATGCATCTGTCTGCCCAACTGCTGTGGCTATGAAAGCCAAAATCAGCAAGAGGGTACCCGCTTTCCAGAGTGTCTGACCAGTTCGACCAATAATACTTATTAGTCGGACCGACAGCCTCTGCAATAGCGCCAGGACCATGTCTGAACCTCCAATCTGCGGGGTCATAGACCCCTAGGGTGGTGGTGATGATATTGGATACGTTATCCAATACCATCAGGAAGGTCGATAGCTCGGCACCTGTTAGGGTGTCGTACGACGAGAGTCGTCTCTGTAGCAACGGCGACTTACTAAATCCATAGTAAGGAGCCGGAGCCTCAAGATCGTCTGGCGTCGAAGCGTTCCAGAAGCCTTCCGGCTCTGGTAGCTGGCTATCGGTCTCAATGAAACAGAGGACTTCGTCTTCTGTTTTCGCGAGACTGCACTCGATGCTGGTCTTCTTCCCTACGTACAGGATCTGTCGTAGAAAGAAGATAGCCTCGATGTTGCAATCTTCCCTCAGAGATCCAGACTCGTGAAAAACCATTAGGTAGAGTCCCCTAAGAAACTTAGGGATCACTACCCTATTTGAGTACCGGCTCGTCGCCGGTAACCCAGATAGCTTGTAATGGCCGTCAGCAAGACACCTATCAAGGTGCTTGCCAGCTGCGGGGAGATCTACCAAAAGGAATGGTAGACCCCTTTGCTCCACGAGTCTTTCGAGACGGGTGAGATCTCTCTCGAACTCCGCCCCGAGCGTCGGGAACGTGCACTTGGCGTCTTCGAAAAGCGCTTTGTACACGTTGCTCAGCTCCCTAACATGGCATTTAGACATACGGGGATTAACTCCTCGGGATGTCCCATGCTGTTAGGTCACTACGTTCTTCGCCAGACCGGGGTCTACCGCAGGGTTTGGGCTTGGCAACGTGCCAAGATTCTAAGGTAATTTACCTTAGCCCATAGCTGCCTACGACTCCCAGCCGAGAAGGCTGACCAGAAGAGCATTTGAGGATGCGATGACCTTGTCGGCCACTGCATCGCCCAGTGCAACGCTGGTGTCCCCGGGCTTATGCTCGAGGACAAAGTAGAACTTACGTTCATACTCAGCCACGTCACCAGCCGCGAAAATCGTCTGCACAACTTCGAAGTTGTGCCGATCGTAGATCGCGGGTCGCGCCGGGGTAGCATTCGTCTTTGTATGACGAATACGTACCCGGTACTGACTGGTAGCGTCTCGAAAGAGGTACTCAGACGAGTACCCATCCTGGTTAATCTTCTTCAGGGTGATGTCGCCACCAACCTGAGGGAGAACGAACGTATCGCCTAACATGGGAGTTAGCTCCTAAGTATACACTGACACCCCCGGCTTAGCGCCGGAGGGCAGCTAAACTTAGGAGTATCGACAACTTCCCGCCATCAATAGCGGGAAGGGAAGGAAGAGGAATGGGCACAACAGGAAAGACGCTATGTCTTTCCTTGCATTGCCAGCGACATTGGTACCAGCCATCAAAGCTGACCCAATCAGCGCTGCCAACTGGATCGAACTCATAGACGCGACGGATTTCCGTCGTTCTCATGAGAGCGAGCCGGCCCCAGGAACAGCCGACTGTATTATTCGTCGCCGACACCATAGTGCCGACGTTCGAAAACCAGTCCACGAACCAGCTCCAGGGAGTTAACTCCCAGGCTGTTTCGAGCGCCCCATGCGTAGTGATCCCAGCAGACAGTCTACGAGCGAAATTTCTCATTTCACTCATATCCTGCTGATGGAGAACACTGTCCGGTTTGAGTTTATACTCAGCCGAACCCCACATTTTCATAGTGTGGTACGTCTTGCGGCGAACGTAGAGGAGTGCTGACTGACTTTGGATCGAAAATCGACCATCGTCAGTCTCACTCTCACTTGTTCCTAGGTTGCACCTAGTCCTCAGTGTTTTACCCTCTTTCAATTTGCGTAGATACCTGAAGCGTTTATCAACCGCCTCAGTGAACCTACACATCTTTTGGAGGTCGCTTATCATCGGTCGTATGGCGAATTTGTAGCTCAGGTTTCCTGTAGCTACTGCCTTCAATAGGCCGTCGCCGTAACCTTTGACCAAGCGAGGGATGTCTCTCAACTCGCCAATAAAAGCCGGAACGCCCACATGTGGTCGCGACGGATTTGTCTTGGCAAGTATCTCCCAGGCCATTTGGTTTTTGGTAGCATTGCTAACTTGACCAAAATGAGCCCTGGGGTCAGTGACCGCTGGCATGTGCGCCGGTGGACAACCCACGAATTCGTGGCGAAGTCTACCGTCACTGTCACGCCATTGGCCATTGAGAAGCGGACCCGTTACAGTGTAATGGTCAATAACCACGGGATTTACTCCGGGGCCA